GCGCCAGCGCGTGTTCGATCGTGGCGGTGGCGGGGGAAATGGGCATCATGAGATCTGTCGTCCTGCTAGGGTCTGTTCACGCTGGTAACGGGCTTGCGGACGTGCGGCGCCGCGCACGGACAGTCCCCGACGTGTCCGAATTCTCTCCGCGCGCACCGCGTTCCAATCCGGCGATCAGGCGCCGGAATTGGTCGTATTTCCCGCGACTGCAAGCCGGCCGAAATCCTCGCCGAACATCGCGCATCCATCGAAATGCGGGGTGAAAAGGGCCGCTAATCCGACATTCGATCCTGACGGCGGTCGATAGACTTGATCGCAGAAAGATGACCGGATTGCACCGTGCGAACGACCGGGCGCCCCGCTTGCGCGCCCGCCGCGACGCGCGTGGGCCCGGTTGCCGCATCGGACGTCGGCCGCGGACGCGAGCCCGTTTCGCCACGGCACTTCGTTCGATCTCACCCTCAGCCCCTGGAGCCTTTTGTATGCACGAGTCTTCCATCATCACCAACTCGAACGACGACCAGCTCGCCGCTCGCCGCGAACTGTTCGACCTGCTGCACGCGTATCCCGCAACCCCCGAGGAACTGGAGCGCTCGCTCGGCCTGTTCGTGCGCGGCTCGCTGCTCGCGCGGATCCTCGGCACGTTCGAGGTGTATCAGCAGATCGTGAAGCTGCCGGGCTCGATCCTCGATCTCGGCACGTGGCGCGGCCAGACCGCGGTGCTGTGCGAGAACTTCCGCGCGATCCTCGAGCCGCTGAACTTCCAGCGCCGCATCCACGCGTTCGATACGTTCACCGGCTACGCAGGCTTCTCCGAGAACGACTCGCGCGATCGCAAGCTGTTCTCCGACGGCACCTATTCGGTGGAAAGCGGCTACGCGGACCTGCTGCGCAAGCTGCTGTCGCTGCACGAGCGCAACAACGCGATGGGCCACGTGAACGGCAAGCACCGCGTGTGGGAAGGCGACTGCCGCGACACGCTGGCGGCGTTCAATGAAGCACACCCGGGCGAGACGATCGCGCTCGCGTGGTTCGACCTGAACGTGCCGCTGCCGACGGAGCAGGCGTTCGAAGCGGTGCTCGAGCGGCTCGTGCCGGGCGGCGTGGTCGCGATGTGGCAACTGATGCGCGGGCACCAGGCGCCCGCGGAAGGCATCCACTACCTGCAGAAGGTGCTCGGCAAGTACCCGCACCAGATCCACCGCACGCAGGCGTACCCGTCGCTGTGCTACCTGACGTTCCCGGAAGGCGGACGGGGGCGCAAATAAATGAAGATCGCGATCCTCGGCAACGGCATCCTCGGGCTGATGACGGCCCGGGCATGGCAACGCGCGGACCCGAGCGTCGAGCTCGTGATCGTCGGCCCGGCCCTGCGCCCGGGCTCGGCGACGCGCGCGGCGGCGGCGATGCTCAATTCGTTCACCGAACTCGAAGGCGATTCGCTCGGCACGCCGCTCGACCGCTTCAAGTTCGAGCTGAGCCGCGCGGCGACGGCGGCCTGGCCCGCCGTATTTGCCGAGATCTGCACGCCGGCGCGCGCGGTCGCCCACGGGTTCGGCACGTACGTGCTCAACAACGCGGCGACCGACGCGCTCGACGATGAAAACTTCGCGGCGGTGAAGCGCTTCTGCCGCGAATTCGAGGAGCCCTGCGAGGCCGTCGATCCGTCAGGCATCCCGAACTATCACCCGGACCCGCGCTATCGCGCACTGAACGCGCTCTTCCTGAAGCGCGAGGGCTGGGTCAATCCGAAGCAGTTTCTCGACGCGCTGACGGCCTCCGTCGCGCAGGCCGGCAACACGACGCTCGTCGATGCCGAAGTCGAGCGGCTCGACATCGCGGGCGGGCGCGTCGTCGCGGCGCGGCTGTCCGACGGCAGTACGCTCGACGCGGACCGCTTCGTGCTCTGCAACGGCGCGAACCTCGGCCAGGTGCTGCGCGCGAGCGCGCCGGAGCTGCCGGTGCAGCGGCTGTTCTACGGCATCGGCATGTCGGTCGAGCTGCAGAGCAAGGAAAACGTGCACACGCACTGCATCCGCACGACCAACCGCGGCCTCGCATGCGGCGTGTATTCGGCGCCGTACGGGCCGGACCGCACGCTGATCGGCGCGAGCAACTACATCAGCCCGGTGCCGATCGACCACGGCCACGTCGGCAGCGCGTACTCGCTGCTGAAGGCGGCGATGGACCAGATCAACAGCAAGTTCTACCGCGCGAACCTCGTCAACGTGAACGTGGGCTGGCGGCCGATGACGTCCGACCTGTATCCGCTGTTCGGCGAGACCAGCGTGCGCGACCTGTGGATTCTCGGCGGCACCAAGCGCGACGGCTTCCACCTGTCGCCGGTGCTGTGCCGCGACCTCGTCGCTGCGATGCGCGGCGAGCCGATCGACCCGCGCTACGCGGAACTCGCGCCCGAGCGGCCGCTGATCCGCAACATGACGCGCGAGGCCGCGATCGCGAAGACGGTGCGGCACCAGATCAACGCCGCGTACCAGCACGACTTCGAGCCGGCGCGCAACCGCATGGTCGAGCAGCTGCAGCGCTCGATGCGCGCGGACCTCGAGGCGCTGCACGACCAGGTCGGCGCGACCGACTGGGGCATTCCGCCCGAGCTGGTCGACATGTACCGGTACGGCCACATCCCGGCATGAGCGGCACGCCCACGAACCGCGACGCGAAGCGCGTGGCGATCCTCCAGTCGAACTACATCCCGTGGAAGGGCTACTTCGACCTGATCGCCGCGTGCGACGAGTTCATCCTGTACGACGACGCGCAGTACACGCGCCGCGACTGGCGCAACCGCAACCAGATCAAGACGCCGCAGGGCGTGCAATGGCTGAGCGTGCCGGTGAAGGTGAAGGGCAAGTATCACCAGTCGATCCGCGAGACCGAGATCGACGGCACCGACTGGGCGCCGCAGCACTGGAAGCGGCTGCAGCAGAACTACGCGCGTGCGCCGCACTTCGCGCGCTACGCGGACGCGCTCGAGGCGCTCTACGTCGGCCGCCGGTACGACACGCTGAGCGAGCTGAACCGCACGCTGCTGACGTGGGTCAACGGGCAGCTCGAGATCGGCACGCGCATCTCGTCGTCGTCGGACTACGACCTGCACGGCGATCGCACCGAGAAGCTGCTGAACCTGTGCGTGCAGGCCGGCGCCACCGAATACCTGTCGGGCCCGGCCGCGCGCAGCTACCTGGACGAGAGCCTGTTCGCGCAAGCGAACGTCGCGGTGCGCTGGTTCGACTACCCGGCCTATCCCGAGTATCCGCAGCAGTGGGGCGCGTTCGTGCACGGCGTGACGGTGCTCGACGTGCTGTTCAACTGCGGCCCCGACGCGCGCCGCTACGCGCTGTGCCCGCGAGCGTGACGCGATGCCCGCGCGCGCACCACGGCCCATGAAACCGCACGGCGACAGGCCGTGCGCCCGCGCGATCGCGGCCCGCCGGGACGCCTGAGCGGCACACGTCCCGCGCCGCGCCGCCGATCCCCCGTCACTTTCCGAGGAGCCTGACCATGTTCGGCCCACCCAATCTCGACAGCATTCCGTTCGGCCGCCCGTTCGTGGTCGGCAAGGAGCTCTACTACATCGCCAAAGCGGTCGAGCAGGGCGGCCTCGCCGGCGACCAGGCGTTCACGAAGCTCTGCCACCGCTGGCTGGAAGCGCGCATCGGCTGCCGGCGCGCGCTGCTCACGCATTCGTGCACGGCCGCGCTGGAAATGGCCGCGATCCTCGCCGACGTGCAGCCCGGCGACGAAGTGATCATGCCGTCCTACACGTTCGTGTCGACCGCCAACGCGTTCGTGCTGCGCGGCGCGACGCCGGTGTTCGTCGACATCCGCCGCGACACGCTGAACCTCGACGAAACGCTCGTCGCCGCCGCGATCACCGAGCGCACCCGCGCGATCGTGCCGGTGCACTATGCGGGCGTCGCGTGCGACATGGACGTGATCGGGCAGCTCGCGGCGGACCACGGGCTGTGGGTGATCGAGGACGCCGCGCAGGCGCTCCAGTCGACGTGGAACGGCAAGCCGCTCGGCAGCCTCGGCCACCTCGCGTGCCTCAGCTTCCACGAGACCAAGAACGTGATTTCCGGCGAGGGCGGCGCGCTGCTGGTCAACGACCCGCGCCTCGTCGAGCGCGCGGAGATCATTCGCGAGAAGGGCACCAACCGCAGCCAGTTCTTCCGCGGGCAGGTCGACAAGTACACGTGGGTCGACGTCGGCTCGTCGTTCCTGCCGGGCGAGCTGATCGCGGCGTTCCTGTACGCGCAGTTCGAGCACGCGGACGTGATCACCGCGCAGCGGCGCGCGACCGTGCAGCGCTACCAGGACGCGCTGCAGCCGCTGCACGCCGACGGGCTGATCGAGCTGCCCGCGATTTCGCTCGCCGAGCGCGGCAACGGCCACATGTTCTATTTCCTCGCGCGCAACCTCGCCGAGCGCACCGAGCTGCTGCAGCAGATCCGCGCGCTGGGCGTGAACGCCGTGTTCCATTACGTGCCGCTGCACAGCTCGCCGGCCGGCCTGCGCTACGGGCGCCGCGGGTCCGAGCTGCCGGTGACGGACCTCGTCGCCGACCGGCTCGTGCGGCTGCCGCTGTACCACGACATGACCGAAGCCGAACAGGACCGCATCCTCGACGTGGTCTTCGATTTCTACCGCACCCGATAACGATGACGATTCCGACTTCCGGCCCGACGCACCGCGGGTCGCGCATCTTTGCGCGGCTCGACCACCCGTACTACGTCTGCGCGCCGAAATTCCGGCAGACGTCCGGCGGCGTCCGCGCGATGCACTACCTGTGCCACGTGCTGAACCTGCTCGGCCACGAAGCGTACGTCAACACGGATGGCGTGCATCCGGACCTGCGCACGCCGCATCTGACCAACGACGTCGCGCGGGCGCACGCCGACGCGCATCGCAGCCCGATCGCCGTCTATCCGGAAATCGTCTCCGGCAATCCGTTCGGCACGCGCTGCGTCGCGCGCTATCTGCTTGCCGAACCCGGCCGCATCGAGGGCAACGCGATCGACCTGCAGCCGAGCGACCTCGTGTTCACGTTCGGGCCGACGCTGGTGCCCGCGGGATGGCAGGCGGACGAACTGCGCATGCCACTGGTCGACACGCGCATCTTCAACAGCGACGGCGTCGACGACGCGCGCCGCAGCGGCACGGCCGTCTTCATCAACCGGCACCTGGTGCGCGGCGGCAGCCTGCACCCGGTCACCGCCGATTCGATCGAGATCTCGAACCGCGTGCCGGAACGCTCGGCGCACGAACTCGCGGCGCTGTTCCGGCAGGTCGAGTGCGTGTACATGTACGAGTGGTCGACCGCCGCGTTCGAGGCGCTGCTGTGCGGCTGCCCGGTGGTGTGCATTCCGAACGACGCATCGCTGCCCGAGCCGTACCGCTGGGTGATGGACGGCAAGGGCATCGCGTGGGCGCTCGACGAAGAGGAGATCGCCCGCGCGAAGGCCACCGTTCACGAAGCGCGCGACGCGTACCTGCAGGAAGAGGAAACGTTCTGGCGGCAATTGCAGGCGTTCATCGACAAGACCCAGGCCCGCGCGGACGAACTGGACGCGCAGGCCGTTGCGGCCGGCGCTGCCGGCCGCGAGGCGGCCGCGCCGCGCAAGCGCATCGCGGTCGTGACCGCCGAGCCGGCCGCGCACGCGCGCGCGAGCGTGCGCTTCGCGCAGCCGTTCGCCAGGTTGGAGCGCGAATGGGAGCTGAGCTTTCCCGTCACGCAAGCCGGCCTCGATGCGCACGCGCTGCAGCGCGCCGACCTGATCGTGCTGCAGGGCGACACGCCGGGCCTGCTGTCTCCGGCTGCGCTGGAACAGCTGTTCGCGCTCGGCAAGCCGATCGTCCACGAGATCGACGCACCGCTCGACTCGCTGCTCGCCGGCGCGCCCGGGGCCGCCGACAACGCGCGCCGCAACGCGAACATCCGCTACGCCGCGCAGCGCGCGCACGCGCTCGTCGTGCCGTCGGCGGATCTGGCCCGGCAGTACCGGCAGGTCAACGCGTCGGTCCATGTGCTGCCGACCGACATCGATGTCGAGCGGCTGTACCGCGCGGCGCCCGGCGTTCGCGACCACGTGAGCCTCGCGGTGTCCGGCGTCGGGCTCGACGGCCCTCGTCTCGAACAGGCCCGGCTGGCGCTGGCCGAACTGCGCCGCCGGTATCCGGGCAAGCTCCGCGTGTCGTTCGCCGGGCCGGCGCTGCCGGCCGGCTGGGACGGCGATCCGGACGTCACGCTGATCGCGTCGCCCGCGCCCTATGACGCGTATGCGGACCAGTTGAAGCGCGCCGGGCTCGACCTCGCGCTGGTCGCGGCGCCGCTCGCGCTGCGCGACGACGATCCGCCGCGCGAATGGCTCGAATACTCGGCGGCCGGCGCGGCCACGGTGCTCGTCGCCGCGCCCGCCGCGGCGCTCATCGCCGCGCCCGCTGAAGGCAGCGCGATCGTCCACGGCCGCACCGGCTGGCTCGTCGCCGACACCGCCGATGCGTGGGTCGACGCGATCGCGCACCTGATCGAGCATCCGCAGGCGCGCGCGCAACTCGCCGCAGCCGCGCAGGATGCGATCCGCGCGCGGCACGACGTCGGCCGCAACGCCGCGCGCCACGGCGCGCTGTATGCGCGGCTGCTGGAGCAGAACCGGACGCCGGCGCCCGTCGCTGCGAGCGCGGACGCCGCGCCGCGCCGCAAGCGGCTCGTCGTGTACTCGGTCGAGCCGCCCGAAGGCGCGTCGGCGCGGATTCGCCTCGTGCAGCCGTTCGACCGGCTGCGCGACGAGTGGGAGCTCGTCTGGGGCATTCGCGACGGCCGGATCGACAGCAGCGTGCTGGCTGACGCCGACGCCATCCTGCTGCAGCGGATGACGCCCGGCATGCTGACGGACGAAGGCCTGCGGGCCATCTTCAGTCTCAAGAAGCCGGTGATCTACGACACCGACGACCTGCTGACCGACCTGCCGGCCGCGCATCCGCTCGCCGCGCAGGGCGCAATGGCCCGCGCGGGGATCGAGTTCACGCTACGCAACGCGGCTGCCGTGATCGTGTCGACGCCGTTCGTCGCGAGCCGCTACCGGCGGTCAAACCCGCGCATCCACGTGCTGCCCGACAGCGTGGACTTCGTCCGCTTCTACCGCCCCGTGGCGACGCGCAGCGACGACTGCGTGACGATCGGCATCGCCGGCGCGGCGCTGCGCGCCGACAACTTCGCGCTCGTCGACGCGGCGCTGCAGGCGATCTGCGCGCGCCATCCCGGCAGGGTCAAGGTGTGCTTCGCCGGCCCCGGCGCGCCCGCCGGCTGGGCCGCGCACCCGGCGGCCACGTTCGAGCCCGCGCTCAACGACTACGACGCGTACGCGCAACGCCTGAAGGAACAGCGCTGGGACATCGCGCTGCTGCCGCTCGCCGACGATGACTACCACGCCGGCAAGAGCACGATCCGCTGGCAGGAATACGCGGCGGCGGGCATCGCCGCGATCGTCAGCGACCGGCCCGCCTATCGCTTCGCGCTGAACGACGGCTGCGACGGCCTGCTGGTAGCCGATGCGCGCGAGGCCTGGATCGACGCGCTCGACCGGCTGATCGCGAACCCGGCGCTGCGCCGCGGGCTCGCGCGCACCGCGCAGGCGAAGGTCCGCAAGCATCACGCGCTGCAGCAGGCGCTGCCGCGCCATGGGCAGGTGTATCGGCAGTGCGTCGACAACGGCGCCGTCGGCAGCCCGCCCGCCCGGCAGGATGCGCCGATTCCGGGCGCGCTGATCCTCGATGCCGAAGGCGACCTCGACAAGGTCCGGCAGAGCCTGCAGGCCGTCGCGGCGCGGCCGGAACAGGATCTGCTGGCGGTCGTGCTGACCACGTCGCAGGCGCCGCTGCCCGAGTGGACCGACAAGGTGCGCTACCTGCACGCGGCCGCGCACGACTACACGGCCACCGTCGAGCAGCTCTGCGCGCTGCCGGCGTTCGACTGGACGCTGATCGTCGAGGCGGGCGGCGGGGAGGCGGCGCACGCGCCGGCGGATGCGGTGACGGCTTAGCGCGCCCGGCTCACGCCGCGACGGCGCTACGCCGCGGCCGCGACCCCGCATTCGCCGTCGAGGCCGAGCCGCGCACGCGCGCTCGCGAGCGCGCGCTCGATCCGCTCGATCGTCGAGCGCGTCGCCGCGCTGTCCGGGCTCGCCCGCAGCACGAGCCGCAGCCACGTCAGGCGTCGCGCAAGCATCGGCATCGCCAGCGCTTGCACGACCAGTCGCTGATCCCGGTCGGCCGCGTCGAAGCGCAGGCATGCGTCGGCGAGCGTCTCCACGGTGAGATCGGCGTTGGTCAGGCACGAGAAGAGGTTCATCGGGCAGGCAGCCGTCCCCGTCACGGCGAACGGCGTTCGAAAGAGGCGCGTCGGATCGCGCGCGGCTTCGGGCGGCTTGCGCGCGCGGCGGCACGGAATCCGCGCCCCGCGCGCCGGCCGGCTTCGCGCGGCCGCATCCGGCCGCGTATGCTGCGGCGCGGGCGGCGTCAGAACGTCTCCCACGCCGCGCCGTCGGGCGTCGAGACCGCCGTCGCCAGCTTCGGCGGCCTGGGTGCCACGCGCGCGATCGCGGCAACGGCCGGCGCACGTGCCGGGGCGGCCGCCGGGGCACGCGCATCCGCGACGCTGAATACGGCCATCGCGTCCTTCAGGCTGTCCGCCTGATCCTCGAGCGAGCGCGCCGCGGCGGCCGCCTGCTCGACGAGCGTCGCGTTCTGCTGCGTGACGTCGTCCATCTGCACGATCGCCTGATTGACCTGCTCGATGCCGCGGCTCTGCTCCTGCGACGCGGCGGCGATTTCGGCGACGATGTCGGACACCTGCTTGATCGCCAGCTTCACCTGCCCCATCGTCGCGCCGACGTCGGTCGCCTGTTTCGCGCCGTCGTGGATCATCGCGACCGACGACGCGATCAGCTCCTTGATCTCCTTCGCGGCCGCGGCCGAGCGCTGCGCGAGATTGCGCACCTCGGTCGCGACGACCGCGAAGCCCCGCCCCTGCTCGCCCGCGCGCGCCGCCTCGACGGCCGCATTGAGCGCGAGGATGTTGGTCTGGAACGCGATCGACTCGATCACGCCCGTGATGTCGGAAATCCGGCTCGAACTGGCGCTGATCTCCTCGATCGTGCCCACCATGCCGAGCACCGCGTCGTTGCCGGCGTCGGCGATGCCCGACGCGCGCGTCGCCAGCGTGTTCGCCTGCTGCGCGTTGTCCGCGTTGTGCTTCACCGTTTCCGCGAGCTCGGTCATGCTCGCCGCGGTCTGCTCGAGCGACGCGGCCTGCGCTTCGGTGCGCGCCGACAGGTCGGCGTTGCCGCTCGCGATCTGGTGCGCGGCGATCGTCACCGATTCAGCATTGCGCTTGATGCCCCGCACCGTGTCCCCGAGCTGCCGGTCCATCACGGCCAGCGCGTCGAGCAGACGGCCGAATTCGTCGCGCGAATCGACGACGATCCCGTTCTCGAGCCGGCCGGCCGCGATCTCGCCGGCGACCCGCACCGCGCGATCGAGCGGCCGCGTGATCTGCCGCAGCAGGTAGGCCGATACGCCGACCGCGACCAGCACGCCGACGCCGACGAGCGCGATCGCGGCATAGAAGATCCGCGCGAACGTCGCGGCGCTGTCCTCCGCGAACGTTTTCGCCTGGACGATGTTCAGCGCGATGTTGTCGTCGATCGCGCGCCGCAGCGCGTCGGCGGTCGGCGCCAGCCGGTCGAGCGCCGCGCCGGGCGCGTCGCTGCCGCTTTCCAGCATCGCGAGCGCGTCGTCCGTCCCGGCCCGGAAGCCGGGCAGCAAGTCCCGCATTCGCTCGGCGATCCGGCGCTCGCCATCGCTCGTGACCGCGTCCGGGAAATAGCGGGCCCACGTTGCGTCGAGCCGCGCCTGCTCGGCGCGCACCGTCGCGATACCGGCCCGGGTCCGCGCCGGGTCGCGATCGAGCTGCATCTGGCGCAATTTCAGCAGGATGCCGAATTCGGCGGCGCGGATTTCGGACAGTTCGCTGATCGGCACCGTATTGCCGGCATACGCATTGGCGACATTCGAATTGAGGCGGGCAAGGCCGTTGATTCCGAATACGCCGATCGCCGCCATCAGGGCGACGCAGGCAGCGAACGCGAGAACGACCTTGAATTTGATGCTGTGCGCAAAGTGCTTCATTTCAAGCCTCATCGTAAAAGTACGAATCAATGCAAAGTTGAATTTCCCCTTATGCATTCGTCGTTTACGGAGGTCTTTCGAATTTCTTTAATCCATTTATTTGCGCATCACTTGGAATTATTTTTTATTATCTCAATATAATCCATCGAGGCGATTTTTCAGTGCGGATGTGACGTCAATTAATTAACTGAGAAGCGGCATTCGATCGATTTCATCGTCGCATCGCATGGCGTCATCGGCCGCCGCTTTTATCTCAAATTAAAAAAACCCGAGCGCGGCCGGCCGCGCTCGCAACACGTTCAGCTGCTCGAACAGCCGCCGCAACTGCTCGAGCTGCATGAACTCGACGAACTGCACGCGCTCGACGCTCCGCAGGAACTCGAACTGCTGCTGTCCCCGGCATCCGAATCGGACGAACCGCTCGACCCGCCGGTTTTCGCGGCGACGACGGGCGGCGGCGCCATCAGCGCGTCCAGATGCTCGGCCCACGCGGTGCCGGCGAGCGCACCGGCGCCGAACAAGGCGGCCGTCCACAGCAGCCCGTCCGGGGTCGCGCGGTCGCCCTGGCGTTCGTTCCGGTGCGCGTCGAGCGCCGCCTGGCCGCCGTGCGTCACGCCGCCGCGCCCGATGCCGGGCAGGCGCCCGACCACGAAGTGGTACGCCGCCATGAACGCCGCCATGAAGATCATCAGCAGCAGCACCGGCCGGCCGCGGCTCAGGCCGATCGCGAGTTTCACCGCCCCTACGCCGAGCACGAGCAGCAGGATCGCGCGTGCGGCCATCCACGCCGCGCGCATCTCGCCCGGCGCCCAGAGCCAGCCTTTCCGGTGCAACGCAACCTCACAGTGGCCTTCGCGCCATGCGAGATGCTGACGAAACGCGTGGCAGCTCGTCTCGCCGCCGAGCTGCTTCCTCAGCCATTCCCAGTCGGCGCCATAGGCGCCCGCGTGTTGCGGATCGCCGATCCGCACCCGCCAGCCGTTGGCCTGGTGCACCAGTTCGATCGCGCCGCCATGCACGAGCGACAGCGTCGCGACCTGCGCCACCCGCGAGCCGCCGCCCGCGAGATAGGCCGCCTCCTCCGCGCTCAGGTCGGGCGACGATTCGCGGGCGCGCGTTCCCCACGCGCGATAGCGGTACTCGATCCACTGCAGGCCGGCGATCAGCAGCAGCGCGGCGATGCAGAGCGGCACGTAGAACGCGAGAAACTCCGGTCCCGCGAGGTCCAGCACGTTGAAATCGCTCGCGGACGCGCAGGTCGCCGCGACGCTGATCGCCGCCGCCGGCCATGCGAACTTCGCGACGCGCCGCCAGCCTTGGGCGCGCGCGGCACGCGACGGCGCGGCGCGCTCGCACGACGGGCCGACGCGCGGTTCGGCGCGCTGCGCCGGGGCGTCGGCGGGCTCGTCAAGGGGGCGCGGCCAGATCGCCGCGGGCGGCTCGCAGCCGAACAGGCGACGGTAGCTGTCGAGCGTCTGCCGGTATTGCTGTTCGTACTTCGCGGCCTCGTCGGGCGCGCCCGCGCCCGGCACGTGATGCAGCGGCGCGCGCAGCACGTCGGCGCAGAACACGCTCCAGTATTCGCGCGTGTATTGCAGGTGCAGGTGCCATGCGGCGTCGACCGCGTGCGACGGCGTGACCGGATGGCCGGCCGCCTGCGCGAGGAACGCGAAGCGCTTGTATTCGTCGATCACGGCCAGCGCATGCGCGTATGGCCAGTGCTCCGCTTCGGCGAGGCGGCGGCTGTACGGCAGCGGTGCATCGGGCGCGTCGGGCGTATAGGCCTGCAGGCGCGCGAGCAGCGCGCGTTGCGGATCGGTCAGCGCATCCGCATCGGTTGCGGCGGCGACGGGAGTCGGGAATGGAGCCATCGGAGGTCGGCGCGATGCGCGGACGGCCGCCGCGATCGACGCTTGCTGTTGTCGTTGCGGGGGATTCTCGCATGACGGCGCGGCGCGTCGGCACGCGTGCCGTAGAATTTCCGGCCCTTCCACCAGCCCGCGCGAGGAGACGACGTTGCCGACGAAGCAGAACATCCTGGTCAGCATGTGCGTGCTCGGCCAACCGGTCCGCTACAACGGCTCCGCCAGGACGGCCGCGCATCAGGCGCTGGACCAATGGCGCCGCGAAGGGCGTCTCGTGCCGATCTGTCCCGAGCTGTCGGCGGGATTCGGCGTGCCGCGGCCGCCGGCCGAAATTGCCGACGGGCAATCCGGGCAGCGGGTGCTGGCGGGCGTCGCCCGCATCGTCGACGTGAACGGCGCGGACGTCACGGCGCCTTTCATCGCCGGCGCGCAGGCGGCGCTGGCGCTGGCGCGCGCGCATGACTGCGGTTTCGCGCTGCTGGCCGACGGCAGCCCGTCATGCGGCAGCCGCTTCATCTACGACGGCAGCTTTGCGGGCAACCGACATGCCGGCGCGGGCGTCACCGCCGCGCTGCTGCGGCAGCACGGCATCGAGGTGTTCGCGGATACGGAGATCGATGCGCTCCTCGAGCGGCTGGCGCGGCAGGGGTAAGCCGCGCGCCAACCCCTGCCTTCGGAGTTTTACCTACGCATCGCCGTCCCTTGCCCATCAAGGCCCTGCGCCCCTCGCCCACCGCAAAACCAAGGCTGCACAAGGTCAATCAAGGCCTCGCCAGTTCATCCAAGCTGCAATCCGGCTGCACGGCCCTGCACCGCCGGCGGCCCTTCCGCGCCCGTTCCTGAAGCGTAAGACGCCCCGCCCGTCCTGGCACGCGCCGCGCTGCGTGCCCGGGCGGACGACGCACGCCGCTCGTTGAGCCCCGCCGCGCGAAGTTCGAACATGAGAACCCTCTTCACTGACTCACGGTTCGACACCTCGCCATGCCAAGCAACTCGACATCGACATTCTTCCGCGTCGCGTCGGCACCCGCGGCCCGCGACGCTCGCGCCGTCCGCCATCGAGGAGGCCGGCCATGATCGTGCGCACGCTGCAAGGCGACACGGTCGACGCACTGTGCTGGCGGCACTACGGCCGCACCGACGGCACCGTCGAAACCGTGCTCGAGGCCAACACCGGCCTCGCCGATCTCGGCGTCGTGCTGCCCGCCGGCACGCCCGTTTACCTGCCGCCGCTCGACACCGTGTCGAGCACGAAGCCGCTGCTGCAACTGTTTGACTGACCCTGGAACGCCGCCATGGCCGAACCGAATACCACCACCGCCGCGGGGCTGTCGACCGCGATCGGGCTCGCCGGCCTCGCGCCCGGCATCGACGGCAACGCGCTGATCGGCGCGTTCACGGGCGCGGCGCTCGTCGTCGTCACGTCGAAGGAGATCGGCGTCGCGCGGCGCGCGGCCTACCTGCTGATCTCGCTCGTGATGGGCTATCTCGCCGCGCCGGAAATCGTCAGCGCCACGCCGATCCATTCGACGGGCGTCGCCGCGTTCTTCGCGGCCGCGCTCGTGATCGCCGTCACGCTGCAGCTCATCGAGCGGGTCAAGACCCTCGACCTGCTCTCGCTGTTCCGCAAAGGGGGATGACATGCACGTCCCGCTCGCGCTGATCGCCCTCGCCGCGCACCTCGCCGCGCTCGTGCGCGTGCTCGCCTACCGGCGCAACGGCGCGCGGCACCGGCGCCATGTGTCGTGGGTCGCGTGGGCCCTCGTCGTGGTGACGGGCGGCGCATCGATCGAGCTGCTGCTGCATGCCGCATCCGTCGGCTTCTTCGAAGCGGCCACGGCGGTCCTGCTGGCGATGTTCGTGTACGGCGCGCGCGGCAACGTCGCGCGCCTTCTGCGGAGAGAGTGAATCATGAAAACCCGCCGCCTCGGCGACCACGGCGACGACGTGGGCCTGCTGCAACGCCGCCTGATCCGCGCAGGTTATGCGGTGCAGGTCACGCATATCTACGACGCCGCCACCGAAGCCGCCGTCATCGCGCTGCAACGGAAAACCGGCCTCGTCGACGACGGAATCGCCGGCCCCAAGACGTACGCCGCGCTCGCCACCGGCCAGCGCGATCCGCAGCACCTGGCGCTGGCCGATCTCGAGCGCGCCGCGCGCACACTCGGCGTGCCGCTTGCCTGCGTGCGCGCGGTCAACGAAGTCGAATCGCGCGGCGCCGGCTTCCTGCCCGACGGCCGGCCGGTCATCCTGTTCGAGCGGCACATTTTCTGGAAACGGCTGCAGGCGCGCGGCATCGATCCGGCGCCGTTCGCGGCGAAGCAGCCGGACATCGTGTCGCAAGCGCGCGGCGGCTATCGCGGCGGCGCCGCCGAATACACGCGCCTCGCCGCGGCCGAAGTGATCGACGCCCGCGCCGCGTGGGAGTCCGCGAGCTGGGGCGCGTTCCAGGTGATGGGCTATCACTGGCAACGCCTCGGCTATGCGGGCATCGACGACTTCGTCGCGCGCATGGAAAGCGGCGAGGCGGAACACCTCGACGCGTTCGTGCGGTTCGTCGCCGCGGACGCCGGGCTGCTCGCCGCGCTGCGCGCCCGCAACTGGGCCGCGTTCGCGCGCGGCTACAACGGGCCCGATTACGCGGCGAACCTCTACGACGTCAAGCTCGCGCGCGCGTACGACCGGTATGCGTCGCCGCCCGTTGCGGCGGATGCCGACGACGACGCCGCGGCGGCGGCATGAGCGAGCTCGCCGCGAAACTCGCCGCGGGGCTGCTCGTGCTTGCCGCCTGCGTGGCCGCCGCGCTGTACGTGCGTGAGCTGCATGCGGATCTGGCGACTGCCCGGCTGCAACTCGCCGACGCGCAGCAGGGCCTCGCCGACCGTGACGGCGCGATCCGGCGCATGCAGCAGGACGCCGCCGGCCGCGCCAGACAGCAGGCGCGGCTCGACCGCACGCAGAACGCGATCGCGTCGAAGCTCGACGCCGTTCGACTTGAAAACCGGAGATTGATCGATGAAAACGCCGCGCTTCGCGCCTGGGCTGACACTCGTTTGCCTGACGACGTTGTCCGCCTGCAAGCCACTCCCGCTCTCACCGGCGCCGACGATTACGTCGGCCCCCTGCCAGACGGTGAGCCCGTGCACGCTGCCGGCGCTCGCGCCGCGCACCAACGGTGAGCTCGACGCGGCGCTCACGACCGTCAAGGCGGCATGGGCGACGTGCGCGGCCAAGGTCGACATGATCGCGACGTGCCAGGCCAAATCGCAGCCGGCCGATAACGGGGAGCATCCGCATGAATAAGCCAGACAGCCTGCGGCGCGCGCTCGTCGCCGCGGTTCCCGCGCTCGGGACCGACCCGGGCAAGCTGACCGTGCTCGTCGAGCAAGGGTCGCTCGCCGCGACCGGCACGCTGACGCCGTCGTTCGAATACCGGTACGTGGCCCGCGTGCTCGCGCCGAATTTCACCGGCGACGCGGACCCCGTGTTCGTCGCGCTGGTCGAATGGGTGCGCGCGAACCAGCCGGACCTCGTGACGAACCCCGCCGCGCGCGCCGACGGCATCACCTTCGAGATGAGCGTCCGCGATCCGGCCGCCGTCGACCTGTCGATCAAGCTCGCGCTGACGGAAAGCGTCGTCGTGACGACCGGGCCGGACGGCAAGCAGGTCGTCACGCACGTCGACGACACGCAGGTCGACCCGGCGAATGCGCTGACGTGGGTCGCGCTGCCGCAGCGAGGTGCCGCATGACGGCCGCCGCGCTCATCGATCTGTCGAGCCTGCCCGCCCCCGACGCGCTCGAGGCGCTCGATTTCGAAACGCTGTATGCACGCCGGAAGACCGCGCTGATCGCGCTCTGGCCCGTTGACGAGCAGGCCGAAATCGCCGCGACGGTCGCGCTCGAATCCGAGCCGCTCGCGCGCCTGCTGCAGGAAAACTGCTATCGCGAGCTCGTGCTGCGCCAGCGCATCAACGACACCGTGCGGGCCGTGATGCTCGCGTTCGCGAAGGGCAGCGACCTCGACCAGCGCGCCGCGCTGTTCGGGATCGAGCGGCTCGTCGTCACGCCGGCCGACCTGCCCAACAACGTCCCCGCCGTCTACGAGGACGACGAAGCGCTGCGCCGTCGCATCCAGCTTGCGCCGCAGGGCTTCAGCGTGGCTGGCCCGGCTGCCGCGTACGAATCGAAGGCGCTTGCCGTCGACGGCCGCCTGCTCGATGCGAAGGCCACGCGCCCGCAGCCGGGCGACGTGCTCGTCACGCTGCTGTCGCGCGACGGCGACGGCACGGTGGACGATGCGCTCTGTCGCGCGGTCGAGTCCGCGTTGTCGGCCGAGGATCAACGGCCGCTGAACGACACCGTGCTCGCGCGCCCGGCCGAGATCGTCCGCTACCGAATCCGCGCGAAGGGCTATACGCGCTCGCCGGTCGGCGCCGACGTGCTGATCGCCCAGGCGACGAAGAACGCCCGCGCGTATGCGGACAAGGTGCGCCGCCTCGGCGTCGGCGTCGCGGAATCGGCGATCAAGGGCGTCTGCCAGGCCGCCGGGCTGTCGAAGACCGAGCTGATCGAGCCGGCCGGCGACCTCGCGATCGGCCCGACGCAGGCGTCCTGCTGCGTCGACGTCGTCATCGAATACGGCGGCATCTATGAGTGAGCTGCTGCCGCCGAACGCGACGCCGCTCGAGCGGCGCGCCGCGAGTGCGCTGGCTGCCGCCGAGTGCCTGCCGGTTCCGATCCGCGATTACTGGAATCCGGATCGCTGCGACGCGGCCCTGTTGCCGTATCTCGCCGCCGAGGTGTCGGTCGACGGGTGGGAACTCGCCGAGTCCGACGATGCGCGCCGCGCGCTCGTACGGGGCGCGATCCAACTGCACCAGAAGCGCGGCACGCCGTGGGCGGTGCGCGAAGTGATCCGCCGGCTCGGCTTCGGCGAGGTGACGATCGTCGAGGGCCGGCGCGTGCGCCGGCGCGACGGGTCGGCCATCTACAACGGTGATTACGTGCACGGCCGGGAGACGGCGTGGGCGGAATACATCGTCAAGCTGTCGCGGCCGATCACGCGCGACCAGGCGGACAACCTGAAGGCGGTGCTGGAGCGCTATGCGCCGCGACGCTCGATGCTCGCGTCGCTCGACTACCGCGAGGCACCGATTCGCTACAACGGCTTCGCACATCGCGACGGCCAGTACAACAGAGGGAGTATCAAGTCATGACTGACCTGGTTGAAAGCTCGACCTGGACACCCGGCATCCGCCAGTTCGAAACGTCGGATCCGGTTGAAGGCGGGCCGGATGGGATCGATAACGTGCCGTTGCGGCAACTGGCGAATCGGACGCGGTATTTGAAGGACAGGCAGGAGGCGCACGAGGGCGCCGTCGATCCGTATCCGCAATACGCGACGAAGGCGGATCTCGCGCAGAAGGCGCCGATCGAGTCGCCGGTTTTTACGGGGGCGCCGAAGGGGACGACGCCAGGGCAGTTTGATGGCAGCACGAGGTTGGCGACGACGGCGTTTGTGCAGCGCGCTTTGGGCAACTTCCAGGCCGTTGCAAGTGTCTCGTCAGCGGTAACGCTGACCGCTGCGGATGCCGGCAGAGCATTCACGCTAAACGCCGGGGCAAGTGTCACGCTTCCGTTATTTTCATCTGTGCAGCCAGGGGCGTCATTCGTATTCGTTAACGCCGGTCCGACTGTGACGATTTCTCGTCAGGGCAGCGATCTACTGTTCGGGCCGAGCGCAGCACAGAACGGCTCTTTGACGGGAAACGCAACCGGCGTCACTCTCCAGACTGGTGACTGGTGCACCATCACCGCGATGATCACATGGGAGGTGACCGCAGGATCCCCCCTCTTGACACTCAATAACGGGGCGTTTGGCGCGGTTCTCGCGGGCAGCGGCTATCAGAAGCTGCCGAGCGGGCTGATTATCCAGTGGGGCTATACCTCCGTTCCGGCAAATTCTCTTTTGACCGTTCCTCTGCCGATCGCCTTTCCTAACGCGAGCTTCGGCGTAGCGTGCGCAGCGGACGATCCTGCAGCGAATGGGACTCAATACCGATGGACGGCCGGCGCTCGCACGCGCTGGACCATCAACATCGTCAACAACTGGCCAAGCGGGCCGATCGGTGGCTCGTGGATTACTTGGGGGATTTGAGGCATGGGACAAAAGCAAGCGGCATATGACACGAACGGAACAATCGTCGCCTTCTACGACACCCTGGACAGCCCGGCGCCTGACGGCGCCGATGTGATCACCATCGCTGACGCGCAATGGCTGATCTGTCTCAATGAGCCCGGCCAGTGGTACGTGAAAAACGGCGTGCTCGCGCAAGTCCCGCAGCCATCCGCTGCCGACCAGCTCGCGGCGGCGAAGTCATCGGCAATCGCTGCGTTGAACGCGACATGCCAAACCGCGATACTCGCCGGCTTCACATCGTCGGCGCTCGGCACGGAGACCTTTTACCCGACGACGGAAACCGACCAGCGCAATCTCCAAAGCTCGGCCTTGGCCGCATCGTGGGGCGCAGGCTCGGCCGATTGGAACGTCCCGCTGTGGTGCCGGCAAGGCAAGGTCTGGGCGTATGTCAAGCACACGGCGCAGCAGGTGCAGCAAGCAAACGCCGATTGGGTGGCATTCCGCACGGCTTCGCAGCAGAAGTATGCGAATGCAATTGCCCAGGTGCGTGAAGCAACGACGATCGATGCCGTGAATGCGATCGCGGCGAAAGCCTGATCGCATCTTTCCCCGGTCCGTCATCCCGGGGGGCAACTCCGCGCCGCAGAATCTCCTCGACGGCCTCCCGATCCCTCGCCCTGGGCGGCCCATCGTCGTCATCGTCTGAACGACCGATGACGACGCCGCCGCATTCACACCCGACACGCCGGTCCATCTGACCAACGTCGTCGCCACGCTCGATGAGATCGGTCGACCGATCGATCCCGTCACGATTGCTCGGACTCCCCGTAGTCGGCCGCGCACAACGCCGCGCTCGGCACGCGCCGATGTCTCGTCCCGCACCACGATTCCACGAAACGTCAGCCCGGCGATTCGTGTGACATCCGTCAGCGCTTCGACGCTGCGTAATCCATCGAACAAGAACCTCAATCGACCACAATCACGGCGTCGGTCGGCACACCCATTTCATCTCCGTGAGGGCAGAGAAAAAAATGGCGTGTTGCACATGCCGCACGCGCCACCATACCAACCGATGCGCACGTCGCGACGCGCCTCTCCGCACCCACATCACCAACGTTCCGTCCTCACCTCCACGACACACGCCATCGCTCGCCACCCACGCCCCCGCCCGGCACCATGACCACATGGACGCTAACGAAATTCAACGGCAGGCACGCAACGCGGTGCGCAAGGGCACGATCCTCGCGGTCGACCATGCAGCCGCGTTGTGCCGCGTCTCGGTCGGTACTCCCGACGAAGACGGCGGCGGGCTGCAAACCAACTGGATTCCATGGATCGCCTGCACCGCGGGCACCACGCGCGAATGGCTGCCGCCGACCCCGGGCGAGCAGGTCGTGCTGCTCTGCCCGATGGGCGATCCGGCGCAGGGTGTCGCGCTGCGCGGCCTCTATTCCGATGCCGCCCCGGCCCCGGCGTCGAGCCCCGACACCCACACGCGCGTCTACCCCGACGGCGCGAGCGTCGCATACGACCACGCCGCGCATGCGCTCAAGGCCGAACTGCCCGCCGGCGCGACCGTGCTCGTCGTAGCACCAGGCTCGGTCACCGTGCAGACGAAAGCCGCGACCGTGCAGGCCGAGACCATCACGCTCGACGCGCAGCAGACCACCTGCACCGGCGCGATGACGGTCAAGGGGCCGCTCGCGTTCGAGTCCGGCATGACCGGCAAGGGCGGCGCAGGCGGCGCCACGATGCAGATCGACGGCGCGGCCAGCTTCACCCGAGAAGTGACTTCGCAAGGCATCAGCCTCCCGCATCACACGCATCGCGAACAAGGCGATGGACAACTGGTGAGCCAACCGCAATGAAGGGCATGAACGCGAACACCGGCCGCTCGATTTCGGGCCTCGGCCACTTCTACCAGTCGATCGGCAAGATCGTGACGACGCCGCTCGCGTCGTGCGTGAAGCGCCGCACGTTCGGCTCCGAGCTGCCCGACCTGATCGACGCGCCCGGCAACGGCGCGATGCGCACGCGCCTGTATGCGGCCGTCGCGACGGCGCTGATGCGCTGGGAGCCGCGCCTCACGCTGACCCGCGTCGTGCTCGCCGCGGACGACTCGAACGCCGCCGCCGGCGCGATCTACCTCGACATCGAAGGCTGGACCAGCGAAAGCGGCACGGTCATGACGACGCGCGTGCCGGTCGCGCAAGGGAGCCCCGCATGAGCGTGACCCCGATCGACCTCTCGCAGCTGCCGTCGCCCGACGTCGTCGAGACGATCGACTACGAAACGCTGCTCGCCGAACGCAAGGCGCGTCTCGTGTCGCTGTATCCGGCGGCCGAGCAGGCCGAGATCGCCGCCACGCTCGCGCTCGAATCGGAGCCGATGGTGAAGCTGCTGCAGGAAAACGCATACCGCGAACTCGTGCTGCGCCAGCGCGTGAACGACGCCGCGCGCGCGGTCATGCTCGCGTACGCACGCGGCGACGACCTCGACCATCTCGCGGCGCTGTTCGGCATCCGCCGCCTGACGATCACGCCCGCCGACCCGGAACACAACATTGCGGCAGTCATGGAAAGCGACACCGACCTGCGCGCCCGCACGCAGCTCGCGCCGCAAAGCTTCTCCGTCGCCGGCCCCGAAGGCGCGTACGTCTCGCATGCGCGCAACGCGGACGGCCGCGTGCTCGACGCTTCGGCAGTCAGCCCCGCCCCGTGCGAAGTGCTCGTCACCGTGCTCGCGCGCGACGGCGACGGCACGGCGGACCAGAAACTGGTCGACGCCGTGAACGCCGCGCTGCAGGCCGACGACGTGCGGCCGCTCACCGACAAGGTGACGGTGCGCGCCGCGGAAATCCTGCGCTACGCGATTCGCGCGCGGCTGGTGTTCTTTGCAGGACCGGATCGTGCGGTGGCACTCGCGCAAGCCAACAAGGCGATGAAGAAATACACCGACGACATGCACCGGCTCGGAATGGAAGTCACGCTGGACGGCATCTACGCGGCCGCACGCGCGGCAGGCGTGCAGAAGGTGATTCTCGAGAGCCCGCTCGCCGGCATTCCGGCGACGAAGCAACAGGCGCCGTACTGCACCGGAATCGAGCTGATCGACGGCGGGGTGTACGTCAATGAATGACATCCTGCCGCCGAATGCGACCCGGCTCGAGCGCAACCTCGCCGCCGTGAATGCGCGCGTCGACGATGTGCCGACGCCGCTCGCGATGCTGATGAACCCGGACGCCATCCGGTCCGACCTGCTGCCGTGGCTCGCGTGGCACCTCGGCGTCGACGCGTGGAAGGACTACTGGCCCGAGCATGTAAAGCGCGCCCGCGTCAGGCAGGCGATTCCGATCGCGCGCCGCAAGGGCACCGCCGCGGCCGTGCGCGAAGTCGTCGCGACCTTCGGCGGCAACCTCGTGCTGCGCGAATGGTTCGAGCATGCGCCGCCAGGTCAGCCCGGCACGTTCGACATCCTGATGACCGTCAGCGGCCAGGAGGGCGAGCCGCCAACCGCCGAATACGTCGCCGACATCCTCGCGGAAATCGACCGGGCCAAGCCGGTACGGGCGCACTACACGTTCACGCAGGGCTTCGCGATGCGGGGCCGGCAACGGGTCGGCGCCGCCGCTCGCGTGGCGGTCTATCGCCGCCTGAACCTCACCGACAACTGATCGCACATGGCAACCCAGATCCTCATCACCGACGCCGGCCGCGCCGCGCTCGTCGCACCCGGCAACGGCGGCACCAGCGCCCACCAGGTCGTGGAAATCGGTCTCGCGAATGCGCCCTTCGTCGCCGACAAGGGGCTCACGAAGCTGCCGAACGAGCTCAAGCGCATCACGACGTTCGGCGGCGCCAACATCGCGCCGGACACGATTCACGCGACGCTGAAGGACGACACGGCGGACCAGTACTCGCTCTACGGGTTCGGCCTCTATCTCGAGAACGGCGTGCTGCTGGCCGCCTACGGCCAGGCGACGCCGATCATGGAGAAATCGCCGGCCGCGCTGCTGCTGCTGTCGACCGACCTGCAGTTCGCGACGATCGACGCGACGCAGCTCGTGTTCGGCGACGCGTCGTTCCTGAATCCGCCGGCGACGACCGAGCGGCAGGGCGTGGTCGAGCTGGCGACGCAGGCGGAAGTCGACGCGGGTGCCGACGCAACGCGCGCGCTCACGCCCAAGACGGCCGCGAGCCGCTATGCGCCACTGGCCGGCGCGCGCTTCACGGGCCCGGTGACCGTCGACAGTACGGTGACGCTTGGAGCCGGTCCGAAACGCGTGATCGCAACCAGCGACGCGACGACCGGCTACGTGTTCTCGGACGGCGATCTGTACCTCGGCTCGCAAGGCGCGACAGGCGTCACGATGGTTGTCGCCGGCAACAAGGAAGTGGCACGCGCCCTGCCGGGCGGACACACCTTGTTCGGCACGAGCGCCGACGATGGCGTCGGCCTGGTGCAGGTCGCCGGCCTGATTACCGCGCAGACGCCAGCAGCCGGCGACGTATCGAAGAAAGTGCCGACGACGGAATGGGTGGTCGCTGCGATCGCCTCGGCGTCGATCGGCACGATCGTGTTCGAGCCACGTACAAGTGTCCGCGCCGGCTTCCTCAAGCTGAACGGCGCCGTCGTCAAGCGCTCGGACTATCCCGCGCTGTGGGCCTATGCGCAAGCGAGCGGCGCGCTCATCGCCGAGTCGGTGTGGGGCGCAAATAACTGGGGCTGTTTCTCGGCTGGCGATGGCGCAACGACGTTCCGCCTCCCGGAGATGCGCGGCGAGTTCATCCGGTGCTGGGACGACGCCCGCGGCATTGACACAAATCGCATGATCGGCTCATGGCAGGACAGCACGAACCGATGGCACGGCCACGGCGCAAGTGCGAGTGAAGTCGGCGATCACGCGCACTCGGCATGGACAGACGTGCAGGGCTGGCACGGTCACACGTTCTCTCGACACGCGCTCATAACTTCCGCCGGCGCTTCGGTCAGTGGATCGAACGGAGCCGAAATCAGCGACGCAGGTGGTGGCCCGCAGGGCGTAACCGATGGAAATGGGAACCACGGTCACAACATCGGTATCGGCGCCGCCGGCCGCCACAGCCACGTCATTACCGTCAACGGTGACGGTGCAAACGAATCGCGCCCCCGCAACATCGCGCTGCTCGCCATGATCCGCGCCTATTAACTTGGATTCCGAACCATGCTGATCCACCACTACAGCCCTTCGACCGGCGAATACCTGAGCAGCAGCCAGCCCGACGCCGATCCGCGCAACCACGAACGCTGGCTCGTCCCGTCGTCGGCCACGTTCGACGAGCCGCCGGCGCGCACGTCGACGACCTGGCCGTTCTACCGCAACGGCGCATGGGTTCTCCTGCCGGACTATCGCGGACGCACCTGCTATCGCACCGAGACCGGCGAGCCGGTCGAAATCACGCTCGCCGGCAAGACCCCCGACGACCTCGGCCTGACCACCGAACCGCGGCCGTCACTGCGCCACGCGTGGATCGACGGCGCATGGATCGTCCCGCCCGAACTGCTCGAGCGCGAGAAGCGCGACGCCGCGATGGCCGAGTTCGAACAACGCCTGGAAACCGCGCGCAAGGCGAACGCCGGCAAAGCCGATGCATACGCCGCGGGCCTGCTCGACGACGAAGGCACCTATTACTTCAAGGCCTGGTCCGCGTACCAGATGGCGCTCGTATCGGCCATCCAGGCAGACACGTTCCCCGATGCGGTGGCGTGGCCCGCCACGCCCGCGCCGTACGTACCGCCGCCGGCCGAGCCGAGCGCACCTGCAGCTCCGGTCGCGGAAACCGCGACCTGATCCGCACGGGATTCATCCCGTTTTCTCTCTTCCGTAAGCAAACACAGGAGCCACCCACCATGCCGCAGGATTACCACCACGGCGTACGCGTCATCGAAATCAACGAAGGCACCCGTCCGATCCGCACGATCTCGACGGCCGTGCTCGGCATCGTCTGCACGGCCGACGACGCCGACGCCACCGCCTTTCCGCTCAACACCCCGGTCCTGCTGACCAACGTCGTCGCCGCGCTCGGCAAGGCCGGCAAGAAAGGCACGCTGCGCCGCACGCTCGACGCGATCGGCCGCCAGACCAAGCCCGTCACGATCGTCGTGCGCGTCGCCGAAGGCAAGGACGCCGCCGAGACGAACACCAACGTGATCGGCGCCGTCACCGCCGACGGCAAGTACACCGGCATGAAAGCGCTGCTCGGCGCGCAGTCGCGCTTCGGCGTGAAGCCGCGCATCCTCGCGGCGCCGGGCCTCGACACGCAGCCGGTCGCCGCCGCGTTCGCGTCGATCGCGCAGTCGCTGCGCGCGTTCGCGTACGTGTCGGCCAACGGCGCCAAGACGAAGGAAGATGCCGTTGCGTATCGCAAGCAGTTCAGCCAGCGCGAAATCATGGTGATCTGGCCGGACTTCCTCGCGTGGGACGACGCGACCAACTCGACCGTCGTCGTGCCGGCCACCGCGTACGCCGCAGGCCTGCGCGCGAAGATCGACAACGACACGGGCTGGCACAAGACGCTGTCGAACGTCGGCGTGAACGGCGTCACGGGCATCAGCGCGGACGTGTCGTGGGATCTGCAGGATCCGGCGACCGACGCCGGCTTCCTGAACGAGCAGGACGTGACGACGCTCGTGAACCGCAACGGCTTCCGCTTCTGGGGCTCGCGCACGTGCTCGGACGATCCGCTGTTCGCGTTCGAGAACTACACGCGCACCGCGCAGGTCATCGCCGATTCGATCGCCGAAGCGCAGATGGCCATCATCGACGGCCCGCTCAATCCTTCGCTGCCGCGCGACATCATCGAGACCATCAACGGCAAGTTCCGCGAATGGACGTCGCAGGGCTACCTGATCGGCGGCTCGGCCTGGTACGACCCGGAGCCGAACACGACCGACGTGCTGAAGTCCGGCAAGGCGTATCTCGACTACGAGTACACGCCGGTGCCGCCGCTCGAAAACCTGATGCTGCGCCAGCGCATCACCGACCGCTATCTCGCCGATTTCGCCGCGCGCGTGAGCGCGTAACGGTCGGCCTCACCAGGAGTCAAACACGATGGGTATGCCTCGCAAACTCAAGGGATTCAACCTGTTCCAGAACGGCGAGAACTTCGTCGGCCAGGTTGTCGAAGTCACGCTGCCGAAGCTCACGCGCAAGATGGAGGACTACCAGGGCGGCGGCATGAGCGGCCCGATCAAGGTCGACTTCGGGCAGGAAGGAATCCAGCTCGAATGGACCTGCGGCGGCTTCATGCGCTCCGTGCTCGGCCAGTACGGCATCACGAAGCACGACGGCGTGCTGCTGCGCTTCGCCGGCGGCTACCAGGCCGCGGATTCGACCGGCGTCGACGCGGTCGAGATCGTCATCAAGGGCCGTCACAGCGAAATCGACATGGGCACCGCGAAGCCGAAGGACGACACCACGTTCAAGGTCACGACCGTCGCCAGCTACTACAAGCTGTCCGTCAACGGCGTGGACCTGATCGAGATCGACTTCATCAACATGATCGAAAAGTACAACGGCACCGACCTGTTCTCGGCGCTGCGCAACGCGATCGGCCTGTAAGCCGCGGCCCGGCCGGCATCCCCGGCCGGGCCCGCCCGCCGTATTCCCTTCATCACCGCCAGGACCACCATGTATCCGACCCAATCCGAACAAGCCGCGACCGACCTGCAGGCCGACGCATCCGCTGCAGCCGTCACCGAGGCAGCGCCCGCGCAGGACGATCCGGCCACGCACACGCTCGACACGCCGCTCGTGCGCGGCAACCAGACGATCACGACGATCACGCTGCGCAAGCCGAATTCGGGCGAGCTGCGCGGGGTATCGCTGTCCGACCTCGTCAGCCTCGACGTCGTCGCGCTGTCGAAGGTGCTGCCGCGCATCAGCTCGCCGATGCTGACCGAAGCCGACGTCGCCAACATCGACCCCGCCGACCTCGTGCAACTGGGGGGCATCTTCGCGGGTTTTTTGATGCCGAAGGCCGTGAAATCCCGACTGGCCTCCCAGACCGCATAGAAGACCCGATGGCGGACATCGCGGCGGTGTTCGGCTGGACACCGCCCGTGATGGACGCCTTCAGCCTGGCCGAGCTGATGGACTGGCGCGAGCGCGCGCGAGTGCGCGCCGGCGCCGAATGAGCGAAACGATCGACGATGGACAACACTTCGAAACTGCGCGTCATGTTCGACATGGTCGACAACATGACGAAGCCCCTGCAAATGATGCTGGCCGGCAACAAGGGGCTGGCCGGCTCGCTGAAGGAAACCCGCCGCGAGCTGGAAGACATGGCGAAGACGCAGAAGCGCATCGGCGAGTTTCGCGAGATGCGCAAGGGTCTCGCCAATACTGCGTCCGAGCTCAAGGCGGCGCGCGAGCGCGTCGACACGCTCGCCCAGTCGCTGCGCGCGACCCGCTCGCCGTCGCGCCAGATGATCAGCGACTTCGACAAGGCATACCGCACAGCCACGAACCTGGCGAATTCGCACGAGTTTCAGGCGCGCCGTGTGCAAGCGTTGCGCACCCAGCTCGCCGGCGCGGGGATCGACACGCGCAACCTGTCGCGGGACGAGCGCAACCTGCGCGCGGCCATGGCGTCGCGCACGTCGATGATCGACGCGGGGTTGCGCGGGTACGACGCCCAGCGCCAGCAGCGCGCCGACGCCAGGCGCGCAAGGATCGAGGCGCTGCGGGGCGTCGGGGAGAAATTCTCGACACGCGGCCAGGCCATCAAAGGCATCGGCAAGGACATGTTCGGCATGCTGTCCGAGCCGCTCGACATCGCAAAGCAGGCCGAGAGCGAAACGCTGCGCATGCGCGCGCAGGGTGCGTCGGCCGATGCGGTGAAGTTCGCGCGTGCGCAGCAGGCCTACGGCCAGTCGACCATCGACAACCTGAGCCTGATGCGCGAGTCGCTGTCGGCACTGGGCGGCGACGAGCAACACGCACGGGTCGCGATGCCGATGCTCGCGAACATGAAATTCGCGAACGAGGCGCTGTTGGGCGCGGAAGACGCGAAGAAGAACGTCGACCAGTTCATGGGCATGCTGAAGGTGATCGACCTGCGCGGCGGCACCAAGAACGAAGCGGCGTTCGGCGCCGAAGCGAACATCGTGCAGAAGATGATGACGGCAACCGGCGGCAAGGTCAGCGGCGACGAGTGGAGCAATTTCGCCGAATCGGGCGGCGATGCGGCCAGGAAGTTGCGCACGGACGCGTTCTACTACCAGATGCAGCCGCTCATCGAGAAGCTGGGCGGCAAGGCGGCCGGCGCAGGCCTCGCGTCGCTGTACGGCAGCGCGTTCGAGGGCAAGGCGTCCGGGCCCGCTGCGCAACGGCTGGCGGCGCTCGGCCTGGTCGATCCGAAGCTGGTCGAGCACAAGAAGAACGGCGCGATCAGCGGACTCAAGCCGGGCGCGCTGACCGGTAGCGACAAGCTGCAGGCGTCGCCGCTCGAGTGGCTCGAAAAGGTGCTGCTGCCGAAGCTCGCCGCCAAGGGGATCACCAGCCCCGACAAGGTGAAGGCCGAGCTTGCGAAACTTTTCCCCGACAAGGCCGCGGGGAACCTGCTCACGACGATGTACGAGCAGCGCGAGCAGATCCACGACACCGAACGGCAGAGTGCCTCCGCCGACGGCGTCGACGGGATGAAGGCGAAAGGCGCGGAGTCGACGCACGGCCGCGAGCTCGCCGCGCTCGCGCAGCTGCGCGACCTGAAGCTCGAGATCGGCGAGCGGGTCACGCCGATCTACAACAAGGCGCTCGACCTCACGGCGACCGCGATCGGAAAAGTTGTCACGTTCATGCGCGAGCACCGCACGGCCGCGAACGTGATCGTCACGACCCTGACGGTGCTCGCCGGGCTGTTCGTCGTCGTCGGCACGCTCGCGAGTGCGTTCGGCACCGTGCTCGGATCGATCGCGGTGCTCCGCTTCGCGATGTCGATGGTCAGCGCGTTCAATGTCATCGGGCAGGCACTGCTGGGCCTCGGCCGGCTGGCGCTGGCGAACCCGCTGCTGGCCGTGATCAGCCTGATTGCGATGGGCGCGGTCTACGTCTGGCAGAACTGGGACACGCTCGGCCCGAAGTTCATCGCGCTGTGGGACACCATCACGGGCGCGTTCGGCGCGGCTGGCGACTGGATCGCCGCAAAATGGGACGCCACGGTCGAGTGGGTGAAAGCCGCATTGGCCGGCATCGGCGACTGGTTCGGCAACATCGGCACACGCTTCATGGAAATCGGCGGCAACCTGATTTCCGCGCTGATCGACGGCATCACGAATCGCCTCGGCGCGCTGAAAGACACGATCGGCAACCTGGGCAGCTCGGCGCTCGGCTGGCTCAAGGAAAAACTCGGCCTGCAAGCGTCGGACGCGCCCGGCGCAGCTGGCGGCCAGGGGCGCGTGGCGCTGACCGCCGCCACGATCACGACCGCGGCGGCCCTCGCCGGCCCGCCCGCCTACGCCGCGAACCCGTCGGCCACCGCCGCGTCGCCGCTCGCGCGCTATAACACGTCGCTCGACTACCGCCCGCCGCTCATGGCGCCGGCCGCCGCCGCGAGCGCCGCGCCTGCGTCCGGCCCGGTCACCATCAACTTCACCGCTCCGCCCGGCGTCAACGAGGCGGAAGTCGCCCGTCTGGTGCGCGTCCAGTGGGAACGCGCCGAACGCGAAAAGGCCTCGCGCACCAGCTCGCGCCTGTCCGATTGATTGCCCGCTTCAACGAAAGGAAACCCGCCATGATGATGTCGCTCGACCAGTTCGTTTTCAGCCTGGCGACCGCGCCGTACCACCAGCTCCAGCGCCAGCGCAACTGGAAGCACCGCGCCACCGCGCGCATCGGCGTGCGCGACGCGAGCCAGTACACCGGCGCCGGCGACGACACGATCACCCTCAGCGGCACGGTCGCGCCCGAGAACGGCATCGGCGAGATCGCGTCGATCGAGACGCTCGCGCGGATGGGCGACGTCGGCGACGCGTACGTGCTCGTCGACGGCAACGGCTACGTCTATGGCGCGTACATCATCGACAACCTGAGCGTGACGGGCACGTATCACACGAAGGAAGGCGTGCCGCGCAAGATCGAATTCACGCTGACGCTCAAGCGCGTCGACGACGGCGTGCTGGCCGAAGCGCCGCCGGCGGAAGACGACGGCGCGCCGGCCAACGAAGACGGCGGAGCGGCCCAACGATGAGCACGTTCGATTGCAAGCCGGGCGAACGGCCGACCCGCACCGGACGCACGCAGCCGCAGGCCGACTACCGGATCACGCTCGACGGCCGCGACCTGTCGCGCCTGATCGCGCCGAACCTCGTCAGCCTGTCGCTGGCGGAATCGCGCGCGGACGAGGCCGACATGCTCGACCTCGTGATCGACGACACGCAGAACACGTTCGCGATTCCGCTGCGCGGCGCGAACATCGCGGTGTCGATCGGCTGGGTCGGCGAGCCGCTCGTCGACAAGGGCACGTTCACCGTCGACCAGGTCGAGCACAGCGGCGCCCCGGACATCATCACGATCAAGGCGCGCTCGGCGTCGATGACGAACCGCATGCACGAGCGCCGGGAAAAAAGCTGGCACCGGCAGACGATCGGCGCGATCGTGCAGGCGATCGCCGCGCGCCACGGGCTGAAGCCGACGGTCGACGCGACGCTCGCGCAGGTCCTGATCGACCACATCGACCAGACGCACGAATCCGACATGTCGTTCCTGACGCGCGTCGCGAAGCGCTACGACGCCGTGATGACCGTGAAGGCCCGCCATCTGCTGTTCCTGCCGATCGGCGGCGGCAAGACGGCGAGCGGCAAGCCGCTCGACGTGCTGCCGCTCACGCGCGCGAGCGGCGACCAGCATCACTACATGATCGTGGAGCGCGACAGCTACGCGGCCGTGCGCGCGCACTACCATTCGAACGGCAACGCGCAGCGCAAGTCGGTGGCGGTCGGCGACGAGAAGGCCAAAAACACGAAGGTGCTGCCGCAGGACTATGCGACCGAAGCGGAAGCGCGCGCGGCGGCGCAGGCCGAATACGCGCGCATCCAGCGCCAGCAGGCGACGCTGAACTACACGCTCGCGCTCGGCCGGCCCGAGCTGTTTCCCGAGATGCCCGTCACCGTGTCGGGCTTCAAGCCGGAAATCGACGACACGCCGTGGCTCGTGAAGAAGGCGACGCACAAGCTCGGCAGCGAAGGCTTCACGACGGAGCTCGAGCTCGAGGTGCGCAAGGATTCGAAGAAGAAGCCAGGTGGCGCGGCGTCCGGCAAGCGCTAGCGCGGCGCCGAATGCGCGGCCCGGATCGGGCGGAAGGAAAGGAAGGAAGGAGGGGCCGGACGGAAAGCCGGCCTGCGTGGCGATGCCTGACGCCGTCGCGCGACCGGTCACGACGGCGCCGGGCATGACCGCGGCTCAGCGGGAGGTCTGCTGCCCGCCGAGATTCAGGCGCGCGTCCCGCCCGTCGCCGCATTGCGTCAACGTCGCGCGCGCATCGCGCAGGTTCGCCATCGCCTGCAGCGCGGCCTCGAGCACCTGGCCGACCGACTGCATCGCGGTGTCGATCGCCGCGTGCGCGTCAGCCCGCTCATCGTCGGTCATGTCCGTACGGATTCGCGGGGTGAACATCGACGACCCGCGGCTGTCCGCGTGATGATCAGCCGGCATCGACGCGCCAATCGTGCCGGTGTTGTGCTCACTGTTGCTGTTCATTCTTCCGGTCTCCACAAACACAGTCATCAACCGGCGGGGCCGCCTGACGCGACGGGGATAGCCTCGGATTTCCCACCATCGCCAGCCTCACCAGCTTTCAGAATGCTAAACCAATACTGTATGGATATACAGTGATTGTTCGGATTTTATCCGATGCGTTTGCGAAACGTCCGAACGCCACGGCCCCGCGCGTGCCCGCGCGCGGGAGCATGCGCCTGGTCCGCGGAAGACAGGAATTTCAAGGGAACGGACGGCGGGATTTCGCCGATGCCAAGATGGCGTGACGACGGCGAAGCGGGAACGCCACGCCGTCCCGGCCGCCGCTTGCGGCAGCCCGATGCAAACAGGCCGGCGCGCGGCGCCGCGACCTACTTCTTCGGTTCCTTCGCCGCGCGCTCGGCCTTCAGCCGCTCGAGCTCGGCCATCGCGCGATCGACGTTCTCGGCGGTGCGCTGGTCGAGCGCCGCGCGGCGATTCTCCGACAGGCGCTTCGCGCGCCGCGGCGTCGCCGTCTGCAGCATCGCGCCCGTGTTGATGCAGCTGGCGAGGAACGCATGCAGCGACGCCTTGCCGGCCTCGTTGAGCTGCCGGTACATCGCGAGCACTTCCGCCTCGTCGGCATCGCGCTCGCCCTGCTCCGCCGCCGCTCCATCGACGGCGAGCCGTTCGCCGGTCAGCACGTAGCCGATGTCGACGCCGATCTCGCGAACGGCCAGCAGATAGGCCGCGTCGGGAGAGCGTTCGTCCGACTCGTACGCGGACTGCGAGCGTCTCGCGACGCCGCCCACGGTCGCAAACTCATCCTGGCTGAGTCCGATCCGCAAGCGCTCGTCTCGCAAGCGACTCCCGATTTGTGTCATAAATTACCCATTAACAATTGACGCGTCGTTTTTTGCTCATTAGACTAGCCTTACCGTAACGCAAGACTATCTCAACAAAGTATACCGACCATGACCACCTCCAAAGGCCCACGCCGTTCGCCGCGCGGCACGATGTCGAACAAGCCCGTCTACGTCGGGCTGACGCCGACCGAGCGCGGCGAGCTCGAGCAGCTCGCCGCGCAGCGCAACCGCTCGATTTCCAGCATGGCGCGCGAGCTGATCCGCATCGGCGCGAGCCATCTGCGCGCGATCGCCGCGCCGCGCTCCCGCACCGCGCGCCATTGAACCGGCGCGCATTCATGTCCCCCGATCCCGCACGCGACGTGTCGATTCTGGACCACGTGCGCGCACACGCCCACTCGCCAATCGGCCAACGTTGCATCGCGCCGGCCGCACGGAGCAAGACACCATGCGAATCCTGAACCGCTGCCCGCACTGCCGCACGCGCGCCACCGCGCGCAGCAGCCGCGAAATGTCGCTGACCTTCCGCGAAATCACCTTCCAGTGCACGAACCCCGAGTGCGGCCACACGTACGTCGTGAACATGGAATTCGCGCGCACGCTGTCGCCGTCCGCGATCCCGAACCTGTCGCTGCAGCTGCCGCTCTCGCCGCACGTGCGCGAACGCCTCGCGGCGCAGCTCGAGCTGCCCGTCTGACGCCCTAACTCCCGCCCCCTGCCTGGCCCCTCGCATCGCGCCTGAACGGCGCGAGGGGCTTCTTTTTGCCGTCGAAAAGGACACGTCATGATCCCGACCCTTGCATCGCCCCTTCCTGGCCGCGCCGTCCGGCGGCGTGCGGGCCACTCGATTTGCCGCCGCCCGGCACACCCCGCCTGCACGTTCGCCGGGGAGGCGCGCGCATGAACCGCTTCCTCGAACCCGCGCCGCACGACACGGCGCTGCGGGCCGCGATCGCGGCGGCCGCCGACGTGCCGAGCTTCGACAACCCGCCGGACAGCGCCGCGCGGCAACGCGCGCTCGCCTGCTTCATCGCGGCCCTCGGCGATCGCCTCGCGCTCGGCTTTCCGCAATCCGCCGCCGCGCTGCGCGCGCTCGTCGCGTCGCCCGTCACGACCGGCAATCCGGCGCAACGCCCCCGGCAGCAACCTGACCAGCAGCAATAAACGATGGCTTCGATCGACCAACTGAAACGGCACATCGACCTGCACGACCTCGCGGGCCGCCTCGGCCTGAAGCGCGGCCGCGGCGGCGAGCGGGCGCTCTACCACTCGCCGCGGCACGAGGACCGCAGCCCGTCCCTGTCGATCTACGTGAACCACCCGAAGCACGGCACCGGCTGGCGCGATCACAGCGCCGACGCCGGCGGCTCGTGCATCGACCTCGTGATCCATGCGCGCGGCGGCACCGTCGCCGACGCCGTGCG